ATATCGACCCTAGCGTCGAAGTCTGTAGCTTTTATTTGCTGTTCTGCCCCTGCAACCTCATACGGGTAAAGAGGAGGAAGGTTTTCCGCAAAAATGGTTGACAGCAGTCTGAGTTCTGTTTTTTGTGCGTAATGAAGCCGTTTGTGAATTGCCGACATTACCTTCATCCCACGTTCCAACAAAGCCACAGTCGTACCAACAGGGGCATTCTGTTGTCCTCCTTCGCCTATCTTGGCATCAGCGATAGACACAAAACGTCTACCGCTTTCAATCAAAGACCCCAAGAGACTAGCTAACGTACCGGAGGGTTCCTTATACGGAAGAGGTATAATAGCATCACGAATGTTGCCACCAGGAGCATCTATGTCCCTAAACTCGCCCGGCTGTAATGGCTCATCGTCGTTTCGTACTCGCACACCCCGTGCCTTAAATCCTGCGGGTAGATTAGCCAGTGTCCCTGCATCAATGAGTTGTCTAAGGATACTTGTAGCTGCTCGACCTAATCCACCCAACATATGTATAAGTCCAGAGCCATAGAACCCCAGACCAGGTAAAAACTTATAATGAACAAAAAACTGCTTCTTTCTCTTTAGTGGATCGTTCTCTGCATAGTTACGACGTATCGCTAGTATCTCTCCACTGTCCTTATGAAGCGTTACGATATAGGGTAACTTGATTCCCGTAGGCTCGCCATCGGCACCCATGTCCTCAAAACCCTCAATATCAAGATCCGCATGAAATTCTAGTATTGTATGTGTGTCCTCAGAATAATTTTTAGACAACCCCTCGATTTCGTTTACTTTTTCCTTTACAACATCGGGTTCCTCATCGCCAGAACCCAACTCAACATCCAGATAAATACCGCCCACCTGCATCTTTCGCAGTTCGTTCTCATTCATCTGTAGAACATGTGTTACTCGTGGTGCTGTCTGCACGTCGCTTGCCGAATACGGTACTACCAAATCTTGAGCAGGAATAAACTTGGATACCGCTCGTTGTCTTGTTGGATCAAAGTACACCTTCTTAAACGTAGAGCCAGATAGCGGTAAATAAAAAAGCATCTGATCCGTATCGGGATCGAACTCCTCCATTACCTCTGTAATCTGATAGTTCATAAATTCTTTTATTCGAGCAGCTTGTGCCTCTCTTTCGGGTGTCTCTGCACCTATAATCTGAGTACGAACAGGTCCACCAGACGGTAGTAATTCCTTATACGATTGTGATTGAAACTGTGTAACCGACTCCGATATCAACGGATGTGTTACCCCACTCGCCCCCTCGAAAGGCTCCGTTCTATCGTCATATTGCATACCCAAAAGATCCAAGCCTTTTGTATAAGTATTCTCCCACTCGGATCGTGATTCCTGGTCTTCCTCAAACAACGACCGAAGATCAGAGGACAACTCACCAAGGGTTCCTTCATCAAGAGCTTCCGCTATATTTGCGTCGTGATCATACGGTTCAGCCATGACTTCCATCTGCTGTTCCATAAGAGCTTGAACAATGGCACCGCCCTGCCCGTCGTCTATAACTTCGGCACCACCCTCAAACTCCTGCGGTGTATCAACAGCTATCTCTACTGTTGCTGCATCCGCGTCTACTTCTGGATTAATACCAGAATCTACTAACGCTGCTAGAGGTGTTCGCTCTTCTGCCACTATCAGTATATTCCCTTAAAGTTATAGCCTGCTTGTCCACGGCTTACGTCTACAAGATCTCCGTCTTTGAACCCTTTTTCTTTTTCAGCATCCACTTTTCGGATAGCCTCCATCAAGCCACCGTCTTTTTTACCCACAATCATCTTTTTAAGTTCTTTTTGAAGCTCTCTATTGTTTCTTTCATTAACACTGTTCATGTTTTCCACAACGTCAAGACCTGCTGTTTTCATCTTTCGTCTGAGCTTCTCTTTCTGAATCCCCAATCCCACCTCTGGAAAAGTCGGGCCTGCTACTTCTTGACTTTCTTTCTTCTTCATCTCGCTCTCTCCATATTCGTTGTATCTCTAATAAAGTTTCTGCATGTTTCTGCGGATCATACCGTCGATTGTCCATCAGTAGTAACTCCTCATCCTAGGTACATAATCGTCTTCTTCGTCCTCTCCGTCAAGATAAATAAACCCACCTTGACGAAACCGCATCAGTGCCATCGTCATACTATCACAAAAATCGTCATGATCACCATACGGGAAAGAGGCTATTTCTTCAATGACTTCTTCAGCAAAACTCTGATTATCGGGTGCCCATACCTTACCCGCCTCAAACAACGGTGCCACCATATGCATTCTAGTTGTTTTGTCCTTGCCTTTTCCTGGTGAAAACGACAATGCAGGGATGTTATGCAGTCGTAATTCGTCAATAAGAGGCGTACCACTGGCTTTTGCCTCCACAATCACCATATCTGGCTCCCAATACTCGTATTCTTCATACGCCTCCCTCTTTAAATCGGGAAAACTCCACCGTCCCCGCTTCGCGTCCATCAAAATTATGTTGTCCGAGCCGTCGTCCTCAGATGTAAAGATACCCCATGTCGTTATAGCACTATAATCCGCACTTTCCTTCTTTGAAAACGCAGTATCGTAGCTCTGAATGATGTATTTCACGGGGGGAATGTCCTCTCCCTCCCAAACATTCCACCAATCCTTCTTTACAATCGCTCCTTCTTCCGAAGTTGGCTGTTGCTGCCACTGTGCCGACCATTTTGCAAGCGGTAACGACGCTTTTATGCCCAAAAGTGTGTCTTTATCCCAAAATTCGGGCCATAATGGCTTGTCCGAGGGCATAATGGCAGGAAATTCCACCACTTCCCACTGATCCGACATAACATCGCTCCCTTGAGCAGCCAATAATCGCCCCGTTAAGTCTTTTTTACCCCATCGGGTCATCACCAAGATGATTGAACCACCAGGTTGAAGACGTTGTCGCGGCCCCGACGTGTACCATTCATACGCATTATCAAACGCAGACTCCGAAAGAGCATCTTGTTCCGAGTGCGGGTCGTCAATAATAAACAAATCCGCACCACGACCCGTGACTGCTGCCCCTACGCCCGCTGCAAAGTATTCACCGCCCACCGATGTCTGCCATCTACCCGCAGATTTACTGTCTTCCTTCAAACTCGTATCGGGAAAAATATCCTGGTACTGTGGATCGGCAATCAAGTCTCTTACCTTACGACCAAAACGTACCGCCAGTTCTGTATTATGGGTTGCTTGTATTATCTTTAATTTAGGGTTTCTTCCCAAGAACCATGCCGGCATCATAAAAGACGCAAACTCCGACTTCGAATGACGCGGAGGCATGTTCACAATGAGTCTCTTGATCTCGCCCCTTGCTACTTTCTCCAGTTTCTCCGCAATCACTCTATGATGTCTGCCCTCGATAAACCCGTCATATACATGATGGGCAAACGGCATAAACTTCTCTTGTGCTTTTTCACGAAGTTCTATCTTCTTTTTTGCTTCCGTCAGAAGAAGTATCTCTTTCAAGACCTCTTCGGGAATAGCTTTGTAGTTCATGACTCTACGTTGTTAGTCTTACGGGCGGTAAGTTTCCTACTGGAGCACCTATCGGTGGGGTCAACACAAACGGATACGCATTCGCTATGCCACCCGCTGCGGGTGGTGTCGGAGCAGGCGGGGTTGGAGCGGGTGGAGGTGTTGTAGTATCTGTTGGTGTGTTCGGTGCAATAATCGGTACGCACTGTTGCAATGTAGGATCAAAGCGAAAACCAGGTGGACACGGATCTTTTGCAGGCATCGCCATACCACCGCCACCACTGGGAGAAGGTGCTCCACCACCAACAGCGGGTCCAGGTCCGGGTACCCCCATTAATTGTTGTTGAGCAGCGGAAGGACCTTTAAAATTAGGATCGCCTTTTAAAAACTCAAAAATGTCGCTCATCTGAAAATTAGATATACCTTTTCCTAATCCTTGTAAAAATCTTCCAAATCTTTGAACTAAATTTAACTCTTCTTTTGTCTTTGCTCCACCAGATCGAGCCAAGGCTGCCAACTTAGCTGCCTCTGCATTTGCGTTGGGTCGTGCAAGTGTATCAATCACTGGGGGTTTAGTCGTAGGAGTGGTTACTGTAATAGGTTCTCTTTCGTCAGGAGCTAAACCACCCATTGCACCAGGTGACATACCGTAACTAGGTGCCCTACCTCCCATCGCTCCAGGTGACATACCCATGATTCGAGAGTCTTGAAACAATAACGGATCTCCATCACTTGCAGTCACTGTTCTTATAGGTCCTACTATTCCCGTGTCATCAAAGCGTCTTGAACGCACCGTCTCTGGAGATACGCCCGTCCCACCCAATGGAGCAAAAGGATCCGCTTCTAGTTCTGGTAGTATTCGACCCCCACCCATTGGTTCATTTATAGGCAACATTCTAAGAGCTTGTCTCTCTGTTCCCGTTTCGTCAGCTGCAATCATTGTTCTAGTAGGCTGTCTACTCATGTCATCAAAAACAACTCTTCCCATTTGATCTCGTAGTAATTCATTAGTCACGGGATTAAATCTAATTCTAGGGGCAGCTTGCGTGTCTACCCTCAAAGGTAAAGCAGTACTTGGATCGGGTTGCGAAGAAAAAGTAGGCGAGTCATCACCAATCCTACCGCCCATAGCACCAGGAGATTGTCCCCCCGCGAGTGAGCGAATACCCGATATAAAATCTAAATTAGCTTGATACGCATCATTTGTGGCAAGAGAGGGAATAGCAGGATTACCCGCCATGACACTTGGCGACACGGGTTGTGAATATACCCCTGGATCAAAAGACCTCATTACTGTCGGTTGTACATCGGGAACTCTTCCACCCATAGCACCAGGTGACATTCCAAAAGAGGGTGCCGATGGTGTTCTGGCTACTATGTCCCCTCTTGCTCCTCCAAACCCAAGGGATGCAGGAGTTGAAGGAGACGTGTCTCCACCGCCACCCGTATCTTGACCGGCACCACCTACATCTGTATCTACGCCACCGCCACTTGTTGCATCACCCATCAGTCTCTCCTTATATCATACCACGCTTCTCGGTTCCCCCTTCTCGCATACACGCGACGGACATGGGGATACTCGTCCTTAAAATACTTATACAGCTGCCTACCAATATAAAGTACACTATGGTACGCCACCATGTCTACTATCTTTAACACAGATCCATCGGTTCTTGCAAATACTTCCTCGCCCCAATATTCCCCAGTAACCCGTTCTTGCTCCGTGAAAAACGCCCAAGTGACAAACGCATAGGGTTCTCCGTTTTCATAAAACATCTTTATTTTGTTATTTTTTAATGCCGGCAATAGTCGCCATGCAATTGTTTTTGATGGTAACTCCCCGTAAACAGGGTTCCTTGTCCAGAGTTTTACAGCGTCAATAACAAGCCTATTGCTTCTTTCTGTTTCGTTTAGCCGAAATGACTCTAAGGTTCCTTTTACCGTTGTTCTGGGGATTTCCGTCCTTATGGTCGATGTGCTTGCCGTCACCCTTCTTGACCCTTCCTGCTTTTACCGCTGCCCGTCGGTTCTTGTTTCTCAGTGCCCGCTCCTTTTTCATTCGATCACTGGAGTGATACTTTCGGTACTCGGTCTTGTAGTTGACCTTCCGTTTCTTCTTGGATGCGGGTTTCTTTTTTGACTCTGCCATTGTGATA